GCCTTCAGCCGCAGATTCGCCCGCAGCGCCAGCGGTCGATGGGCGACGGCTCCATCGAGGTTCTCCAGGAGCCGATCTACCTCCAGTTCAAGTCCGTCGAGCAGGGCGGCTTCCTGTACGAGAACGAGGAAGTCCTCGCCCAGCGTCACTTCACCTTCCACGGCAACACGCAGGACATCGGCGAGGCCGTGCCCACGAACCCGATGGATCGGGTCGCCGTCTTCGACACGGACGAGGCCGCGCAGGAGCTGGCCTGGGACGCGGCCACCAAGCAGGAGGTCGAGGCGCGGCTGGAGCGGTACGCCGCCGAGGACCCCAGCTCGTTTCTGATCGTGACCTCGACGCCGATGGTCGCCCCCTTCCCGAACTACGCCACCTTCGACGGCGACGCCACCGCGCTCGTCGTCAAGCTCATCGAGGACGGGCACGACGTGGAGGACGTGCTGCGCTACGAGACGGTCTTCGGCCCGAAGCGCCCGGAGGTCATCGAGGCGCTGGAGCAGGCGGTCGAGGTCAAGCGCGAGCAGGTCGTCCACGCATGAGCGGAATCTGGACGCCCCCCGACCCCGACGACTGGGGCGTCGTTCAGGACATCGAGCCGTCCGAGCGCGAGCGCCAGCTCCCGGACGGGCGCGTCCTCAAGGAGTCGCGGCTCACGCTCTCGCCCGAGGCGCTCGACCAGATGTGGGCGGGGTTCCGCTGCGCCCGCTGCCTGGAGTTCGACCGGATCAAGGAGCTGGGCGCGTACCCCGAGCGGTGCCCGTGCTGCGGCTTCCCGATGGCCGAGCTTCAGCGCAAGCAGCTAGAACAGGACTTCGTGGGGCAGCATCCGGGGCTGGTGTCAGGCTTCCCGATGGACAGGGAGATGGATCACCTGGAGCGAATCGCGCATGAGAAGAGGCCGCTGATGACCGTCCCGAAGGGGATCAAGTAGATGGCGACCACTTCCCAGTGGTTCGCGCAGGCGGGCGGTCTGCTGATCGCTCGCCTGTGGACGCCACAGGACATGCGCGTGATGCTGATGAAGGCGACGTACACGCCCGACGTGGACGTGCAGCTTCGCTACGCCGACGTGTCCGCGCAGGAGCTGGTGGCCGGGGGCGGGTACACGGTCGGAGGGAAGTCGCTCACCGGCAAGTCCGTCTCCTACGACGCGGCGGCGAACGAATACAACCTGATCGCGGCCGACCTCTCCTGGGGGCCGGGGGCCACCTTCCAGACGCGCTACGGGATCATCGTGGAGAAGGGGACGACGGACGAGTTCCTGTGGGCGCTGCTCGACTTCGGGGCGTTGCAGGACATCTCCAACGGCACCTTCCTGCTCGACTGGGCCACGAACCTGCTCGCTGTCGCCCAAGGTCCGCCCGTATAGGCACGGCCCGTGGGGGCCGCCTACACACCGATCTGCGGAACCTTCCTCTGCGGGCAGACGCGCGTGGGAACGTGGACGACCACGGAGGGACGTTCCACGATCCTCCTCAACTCCAGGTCGTTCTCCATCTCGATCACGTCGGGGGCGTTCACTGGCCTTGTGGTCAACCGGCCGAGGCTCTACCTCAACGGCCGCACCTTCGCCAAGCAGCTCGACACGATCCAGACTGTCAACCGGCCACGGCTCGTTCTCAGGTCGCGAGCGTTCGTCATCGCGCCCTTCCTCTCCACCCAGCTCTCCAAGCCCCGGCTCCTCTTGCGAGGCAGGCCGCTCGCGCTCGGCCTCTCCTCGTCACCCGCGCTCAGACGCCCGAGGCTCATCCTGCTCGCGCGTGTGCTGACACGCGCAGGAAGCCCGGGCTTGATCCCGACCACCCCGCAGGCGGCGAACCTAACGCCGACCGTCCCCGGGTCGCGGACGCTCACGCCTACCGCTCCTCAGACGCAACTCCTTACGCCGACGAAAGTGGAAGTCCGGTAGGCCAGGGAGAATGACCTAGTGGCTTACGCTCGCACCACCTGGGTCGATGGCACAACGCCGGTCGATGCCGCCCACCTGAACAACATCGAGGCTGGCCTCGTCGCGGTCGATGCTCGCCCCGCCATCCCCGCCGTTGTCAACGGCCAGTGGCTCAAGGGGGTAGGCGGCGCGGTCGTGTGGTCGGCCATCGCCGCAGGCGACCTCCCCGACCTGTCGGGGACGTACCAAGCAAAGACGGAGAAGGGCGCTGCCTCGGGATACGCCTCGCTCGACGGAGCAACGAAGGTCCCGACCGCGCAGATTCCCGATCTCTCGGCCACCTATCAGGTGCGCTCGGAGAGGGCCGCCGCCAACGGGTACGCCTCCCTCGACGGGACGGGCAAGGTGCCGACCGCACAGCTCCCCGCCATCGGCGGGGGCGTGACCGCCGCAGCGTTGGTCTATCGCGGGACGGCCTTCAGCCTCCCCGAGGGGACAACGATTGTCACCTGGGACACGCTGAACCAGCAGGTCGGGGCGATGTGGAGTTCCTCAACGAACCCGGGGCGGCTCACCTGTCCGGCCAGCCTGGGCGGCTGGTATCTGTTCGGTGCGAACCTCGTCCTCTCGGCCACGAACTACATGCTGAGTCCGTTCATCCGGCTCAACGGGACAACCCAGATCGCGACCGGGTTCACGGCGAACTTCGCTCCGGGCGCAGGGCAGAACACCTGGGACGGTTCGATTGCCGGTGCGTACCCTCTCTCCCCAGGGGACTACATCGAGTTGCTCTTCTCCGTTCCGGGCGGCTCGGGGGCCAAGACTCTCGCTGCAAGCCAAGGGTCGAACTTCTGGGCCGTGCGGGTCGGATAGGAGGAGACGATGACCTTCAAGCAGATGCAGGATCGGGTGAAGTTCACTCTCGGGGCCGAGGAGGTTGTCGGCAACGACGAGGTTGCGCTCATCAAGGACTACCTGAACAACGGGATCGTGAACATCCTCACGCGCACGCGCCCGTACACGCGCCAGATTCAGCTCAACCTGACGGGAGGCGTTGCGATTCACGACATGGCCTCCTCGATCCTGGCGCTGGTCGATGTCGAGGTTCCCGGGCAGGGGTTCCTGCGGCGCTACTCGCGCGAGGACATCACGTCCATGCAGGGCACGGGAGAGAGTGGGTTCGCCTACGAGGAGCCGCTCTTCTGGATCAGCCCGGTGCCGAGCGTGAACAGCGTCATCAACGCCTACGGCATCTTCCGCCCGACGCCGCTCGTCGGCGACACGGACGATCCCGGAGGCCCGAGCACGGGCGGCCTCAATCCCGAGTTCCACGAAGCCATCGTTCTCTACGCGCTGTGGAAGATGGCCGAGTACGTCCAGCACGAAGGCTCGGGCCAGGGCGAGCGGTGGCGCATCCAGTACGAGGGCCAGGACGGCACCGAGGGCGAGATCGCCCGCATCAAGCGCATCCTCTCCAAGCGCGTCACGCCGCAGGCCGCAGGCAGGCGCGACCTCACTGGCAATCTCGGCGAGCTGACCAGCTCAGGCTCGTACATCGGGGCGACCGGGTGAGCCAGCCGACCTCCATCCTCGCCGACGTGCGGGGCTTCGCCCGCGACCACGACATCTCCAACATGCCGCAGGGCTTCGTCTGGGACCTGGCCGACTACATCCCCGACCGGCGCGGCGCGAAGCTGGAGGCGCGGGGGCCGTGGTCGTACTTCGCGACCACGCTCGCCGGGATGGTGTGGGGTGGCAAGCACGCAGCCTTCCGCGCGGGCACGAAGCTCCTCGTTGGCGGGGGCGGAAGCATGTACGACGTGAACGTCTCCACGGGCGCACCCACGCTCCTCGGGGCGGTCCCGGTCGGGCTGCACAACGGCGTGCTCCTGAGAGATCGCGTCTACTTCGCCGACGCCACGGGTGCGGGGCTGCCGAAGGTCGTCACGAACACGGCGGGCACGCTCGCGCTCGGGACGATCAACGCCTCGGGGCCGAAGGCCATCGTCCTCGGCGCGTACAAGGAGCGTCTGCTCGCAGGCGGAGTGCCTGCCCCGGGCGACCCGTCGATCCTCTACTTCTCTCCGCTGGAGACGACGGGGACAGCGCCGAATGTTGGGCCGCTCGCAGCCTGGGACGCGAAGTCCGTGATTGGCACCACCCGCGCGATCACGATGCTCTTCCCGATGGCGGCGCAGATTCTCGTCTTCCACGACGGCTCCATCGAGCGCATCCGGGGGTCGATCCCGCCCGCGTCGAACGTGGACTCGGACATGTACGTCGATACCTTCTCCTCGCAGACGGGCTGCTCCGACCCGGCGTCGGTTGTGCCGTGGCAGGAGAACGTCTGCTTCGCGAACCCGCTCGGCGTGTTCCTGACAGACGGCTCGACCATCCGCTCACTCACCGACCAGGGCGGCATCTCCGATCTCTGGCGGCAGCTCTACTCGATCAAGCGCACGGGCACGCAGGTCCACGCGGCGGTCTTCCGCGACCTCCTCTTCGTCACGGTGCTGACGAACTGGAACACGGGCACGCCCGACGAGCAGCGGCCGGTCACGCTCGTCTGCGACCTCACCGACCGCACCTGGATTCGCTTCCGCAACGTGAACGCCTCGGCGTACATCGACTCCGAGATCGGAGTCGAGGAGTGCTGGTGGGGCACGGACTCCTCGGTGCCGACGCTGGGCACGAACTCCCTCTCCAAGCTCTCGCCGATGCTCTTCGGCCCGACCGAGTACGACCCCGAGCTGGGTGTTCCCACCGCGCCCGACGCGGTGGACGGCAACGGCCTGCCGGTGCTCGGCCGCATCCGCACGGGTTGGATCAAGCTCGGCCCCGAGGGCGTGAAGCGGATGCGTCACGTCTACGTCTCGCATCTCACGCAGTCGAACCCGTCGAACAAGGCCGACGTGTACCAGATCGGCTATCGGCTCTCACCGTTTCCTCATCTCGACTCGGTGTCGCTGGGGACGCTCCCGGCGTACCCGCGCTACAAGCGCAACCGCCTGCGGATCGACCGGCGTTCGTACGGCATCCAGGTGGACGTGGCCCAGCAGCTCCCCGTGTACGTCTCGCGGCTGTACGACATCGCCATCGACATGTGGCCGCAGGATCGCGGCAAGCTCTAGATGTCCAGCGGCCAGCAGGCCGGTGGGGGCGGTGAGGCCGGTGCCCCGCAGAGCGGCCTAGCGCGGCTCACCGAGCAAGAGCAGAAGCTCGTTGCGAAGCTCCTCTCGGACCCGACCTACTTCCCCATCGAGTTCCGCACCTGGCTCAAGCAGTTCTTCGAGGGGTCGGACATCCGCATCACGCAGGGGCAGATCGTGGGCGGGGGTGGATCGAACGTGGCGACGGGACTCCCGGCCGGGATCATCCTCCCGGTCGCAGCGTCGGGAGCGATCCCCGCCGACTGCCTCGTCTGCGACGGCTCGGCGAAGATCAGGACGGACTTCCTCAGTCTCTGGAACGCCATCGGCGTCACCTGGGGGGCGGGCGACGGGACGCTCACGTTCAACCTCCCCGACCTGCGCGACCGGGCGCTGTACGGGCAGGGCGGCAGGATCAGCGTCGCGCAGACAGACGGCGTGGCCTTCGGCTCGCGCGGCGGGCCTGACCACCACCACTACTTCGGGCAGACCTCCAACGGGGCTGGCTCGCACTCACACGGCATCTCGGGATCGACCGACACGCAGGGCGACCACTCTCACAACGCCCAGGGC